TTCATTGTATTTAAAGACTCCATAATCTGTCTTTGATTATCTACATCGTATTCTTCTTTTGGTTCAGGTATGTAATTAGTTATCTTAGCCATTATGGATATAAAGGAAAAATATCTTCTTCTTCCCCCTCTACCAATTCTTCAGTGAAAGTTTTAGAAGCAGGTTCTATATATTGTCTAATAGGTTTTTTCTTAGGTAGTATTACTTGATTGCCGTCAGGTAATGTCACAATTTCTTTTTCTTCTTCTTCGTCTACAAATTCATTATATATATCAAGATTGTTTGGATTTGTACTAGGGCCTAATATATTTTCATACACTCTAGTGTTATTAAATTGACTCATATCATAAGTTGGTTCATTATAGTTTTTACCATAACCAAGACTTCTTCCAATACCAGTTCCTCTTCTGCCAGCTCTAAATGCAGTTGGATTAAATGCTCTAGCTCTTGCTAACTCTGCTGGAGATACTGTATTTCTACTATCAAAAAAACCTGGGTTAACTCTTTGTCCACCACCTGCTGCAATAAATGCATTTCTAATATCTTGTGCTGTTTGATTTGGTTTTCTATCTATCCCTGGAGGTAACTCTGGACCACCTCCTCCACCTGTTCCTTGAAATCCTCCAGCATCACCAGCCTCAGCTGCACTCATTTGAGATCCAGATACGTTTTGACTTTCGTCTGCTGATCCAAAACCATTTAAACTCATAATGCCAGATGGTCCTCTGTTAACACCACCTTTTAATGAACCATGTAAATCTTTTTTAACAAGTAAATCTTTTTCTGCTTTTGTAATATATGCTAATTCTGTTTCAGGATGATCTGGACTAGACTTCCATTTTATAGGAGCCTTAACTTCTTTTTGTTTACCAAGATAGTTTTTAACACCACCTTGTACTTCATAATTAATTTTTTTATCTACTGACATTATCTTCGTCCATCTGGTTGTGCATCTAATCTAAGTGTGCCATATCTCCATGATTCACCTACTGCAGTGTTGGCTATTTGTACAGAAACTAATCTGCCTCTAGCTCTTGTATCTACTTTATCAGTAGTAGATGTTATTGTAAAGGGTCCAAGTGGTGAACTTACTGCTACATCATCTGGATAACTACTTACAAATAAGGTTACTTGAGCATTACCTGTTTGATATTTAAAATCAGGTATAAATCGTTTAACTGACATGAAGAATTCTCCATCTCCTCTGTAATCAGCAACTCCAGTTTGAACACCTAAGCCACTTGTTCTTGAAGTAATGTCCCAATCTCCAGACCTAATAAATGCATCAATAGAAGTTGTACCTGAGCTATTGACTTGATCAGTTCCTACTTCATGAGCATAATAAATACTAGCTCCAAATTTATTTGTAATACCTAATATATCTGGAAACACAGGAGTAGCAGTGTCTGTATATTCTGTTGCATAAGGTTCATTAAACACTCCTTGATCTTGATATGTAGTTCTAGCTAAAGATGAAGTAGTCCACACATTTTCTGAGTAATTGTACGTAACACATCTATCAACTTGATCAGATCCATCTTTTGGATAAAACCAATTTATTTCTGTATACAAAGAATTAGGTGAAGAATAAATAACATCTCTTGAGTTTAAATTAATTCCTAGGTTGTCTCCATCTGTACTAAATACAAAGTCTTCAACAAGGCATGGTAATGATTTAACTGTACCATCATAAACAAAAAATCCACCCTCTGCTGACATCCACCACACAGCACCGTTTGCATAAGACATAGCATGTTGACCAATACATCCACAGTTGGTACCAACTTGTCTAACAGAAAAGGTAAAAGGTGGGCCAACAAATTGAATTACATATGCTGCAACATCTGTTGATACAAATATATAATCTTTACCTTGTATAGCTGCCCTAATTTCATTACCAGTATCTAACCTAAAAGTCCCTGCAGTGTTAGTAGCTGTTGGTGCATAAGTATTTAAATCTTCTTGATTTGAAAATCTTACAAACATAGGATCCTGTGTTGAAGTATCACCAATAGTTGTTTCTGTTCCAAAATGAAATACATGTCTATCTCTGTCTGATACAATAGAAATTCTTGTAGCTGTTGGATTGTTTGTTGTGTTAAAGTTAGTTGTCGACTGTGAAGCTCTATTGCCTCTAGGAGTTGAAGCCCCTGCATCCCAAGTAAAAGTTTTACCGTTAAATACAGTTGCAATCAATACTTCACCAAAGTTATCAAGACTCCAGTTTCCTGGATCCAGAGTCACGTTACTTATTGTTCGTTCCGTTCCCCAAGTTCCATCATTCCAAGTAAAGGTTCCCCAACCATAACCACTTGTTTGAGTAGTTGGTCCAACTTCAACATATGGATTAACTGTTGCTGCACCTGCTGCAGTCATGCCTGAGCCTCCTTCATTTCTAGAAGCCTGTATTGTAAATTTGTCTACATCAGGAACAGTTAGTATTTCATAAACTTTTTCTAATTCAGCTGCAGTAAAATCAGATGCTCCTGTGACAGTCACACTCGATAGAGTTACATACCTTCCAACCTCTAATCCATGAGATCCTTTATTGATTTGTAAAACATTTGAACCATTAACAGTCGTTAATGTACATCCTGTAATAGCTGTATCTAAAGGCGTGATATCAAAAAAATCATTACCATAATATAAAAATAAACCTTGTGAAGTTCCAATAGCTGTATATTTCTCACCAGCAAAAGAAGTAAAAGCATGCTGTTTTCTAGCTGCTCCTGGTAATGTTTTTGACGCAGCTGTTAGTTGATTCCAACCACCTATTTTTTCAGGTAATCCATATCTAAATCTAACAAAATCACCGTCTGTCCACTGCCCCTCCGCACCAGATTCTGTGTCTTGCTTATTAAAACCAGGCTTGAAATTTAATTTTTGTAGCATATAATGCCTTATATATTAAAAATATAGAGAATGAAAGTAACAAAATAATTGCATGGTAGAGTTCATAGAAAAAAACCCTTTGTTCACACATTCTCATTCCTTGGTTATTACATATCCTAGAACAGTATTAATTACTCATGGTAATTATCCTTATATGGACCACATTCATAACTTACTTATTCAAATTAAAAATAATATCTCTGAAAAAAATTCTTATGCCAGTAATGTAAAGGGAGGAAAAACTAATTGGAATCATTTTGTAGATAATGAGCTTACCACTAAGTTTATAAATTATTGTATAAATAAACATGTTCAAACTAATCCTCAGTTATTCCAATATTTTTATGAAAGAAAAACTATAAGAAACGCTTGGGGAAATGAATTAAAAAAAGGAGATTATGTTAAACAACATATTCATTTTGGTTATCATTGTATACTTTATCTAACAGAAGGAGCTCCTTTATTATTACCAGAATTAAATATTAAATTATTTCCTAAGCCAGGGGATTATTATTTTTTTCCTCCATATATCTTACATGGAGTTGAAGAATCTAAAAGTGAAGAAAATAGATATTGTTTAGTGATGAATATAGACTGTTGTCATGATGACTCTTTTTGGAATAAAGAAAAAACTATTTATAACTTACAAAAAAACAAAGATAAAAAATAAAAAATATTTATGACAAATGAAAAAAAATTTCAAATGGAAAATTTTATAGGGATATATGATAACTATATTCTTCCAGAAGAATGTAATAAAGCTATTAAATTATTTGAAGATGAAAGTAAATTTAATAAAACATTTAATAGAAAATCTTCAGAAAATTCATCTGTTTATCAAAAAAAAGATGAACAGTTTTTTGCAGCACCAAATAATATAGATGTGTGGTGGCAATCTTTAAAACCTATGATGTTTAATTTTGAAATTGCTTTTAAACATTATGCTGATGTTACTGGAGCAAATGAAGTATATTCAGAACCTTTTCATTTTACCACTTTAAAAATACAAAAAACATTACCCACTGAAGGTTATCATGTTTGGCATATTGAACATCAAAAAGGATTTGATAATGAACCTAGAGCTTTTGTTTTTTCAATATATTTAAATGATGTAGAAGAGGGTGGAGAAACAGAGTTTCTACATTTTTCTAAAAGAGTTAAACCTAAAACTGGTAGGGTAGTTATTTGGCCGGCAGGTTTTCCTTATCTACATAGAGGTAATCCACCTCTGTCTGGTAAAAAATATATCTTAACTTCTTGGATGATGTTAAGGTAATGGATCACAAAGAAGCCATTGTAGAAATTAAAAAAATAGTACACATAAAATTTATTGAAAAAATCATACCTTTTATAAATAAAAAAGTTAAAAAAAATTTAACTATAGAAAAGGGTTTAAATAAAAATGTAAGAAACGTAAAAGGTTATCATTTAAATTTAAAGACTCCTACTAATATATTTTATTGGAACTACATTAAAGAAGAGATTGAAAAAGTTTATGCTTTCTACAAGTATAAATTTCCTAAAATGGCTAGTAGTAAAATAAATCAAATAGATCTATTGAAATACTCCCCTGGCTGTAAGTATGAAACACATACTGATCATTTTACCAATGCACCTAGACATTTAAGTATTATCATAAATCTTAATGACAATTATAAAGGAGGAGATTTAATATTTACAGATCAAAAAGAAAAAGAAATTAAAAGATTAGAATTAGGTAAAGGTTCAGTGGTATTTTTTCCAAGTAATTTTATGTATCCACATAAAATTGAACCTATTACAAAAGGAACAAGGTATAGCATAGTAGCATGGTTACAATAAATTTTAAATTAATTAAAAATTTTTTTCATAAGAATGAATTAAAAATTTTACAAAAATATTGTTATAATAGGGTAGATCAAAATAAAGATTGGAAAATAGATAACCAATCATTTTCCCCTGCATGGTACAATGATCCTTTATTAAATGGTTTATTAGATATAAAATTACCTATTGTTGAAAAAAAATCAAATTTAAAATTATTTCCAACTTATGCATATTGGAGATATTATGTTTTTGGAGCCACACTTGAAAAACATATAGATAGACCATCTTGTGAGATATCTATTACAGCATGTATTAAAAAATACGATGACTGGCCTTTAATTATAGAAAATAAAAAAATTGAGTTAAATGAAGGAGATGCTTTGTTATATGCAGGTTGTGACCAAAAACATGGGCGACCAGGTATATATAAAGGTGAGGGTATGGCTCAAGTATTTTTACATTATGTAGATAAAAATGGTCCTTACACACAACATGCTTATGATAAAAATAATAGATAGCTTTTTTGATAACAAAGATTATTATGAAGAATAAGAAGTAGGTCTTGCACCTAATCTAGCAACTTTATCTGCAGGTGATTCATTTGAAGAACCATCTTCGTTAACAAGATTATTGCCGTCCCAATCAGATTGTAATTTAGCTAAATGAGTTGAATCCCATCTATTAATAAAT